ATGGTCAGCGATGAGGAAGCCGCGCAACTGTTGAAGCTGATCGAACAGGAGAACATTCACGTCTTTTACGTGCTGATTGTTCAGAGACACATAACTTGATAGAAGAAGGAAGAACCCGGAAAAAACCGGACTAATCCGAACAAGCACTTAGCGAACTCACTTTTTGCGCGTGGACACATAGATTTGAGAACGATGTGTCCCGAACAGCCCAGCCGATCAAATTAACTGTCCACGATTTCCCCCCCCTTTCTCCTCCAGAATCGCCTGGATCAACCGCATCACCTCGATCATCTCCGCCTGACCCTGAGTGGCGATCAGCCGCTCATACACCCGCGCAATGGCGAGCGCCTTCCGCCCCGCTGGCGCATTCCTCCCGATGATCTCCACCGCCTCCACCGCCTTCCGCAGCGTCTCCATCTCCACATAACCGCCTGATAAACAAGGCCCCGCCCGCGCCTCCGGGTGTTTCGGCCCCTCGCCCGTCGCCAGCCAGTCCAACGACCGACCAGCGGCTAGGGCGAGCTGTGCAACCCCCACAAATGAGGCTTTTGTAGAACCTTTCATCCATCTATTCAGCGTTTCTGAGTCAATACCTGCGATCTTTGCCGCATTTTCTACGGTGCCGATCTGCTTCTGCACCTCCCTGATCCGAGTTCCAACTTCCGAAGTTCCAACTTCGGGGCAAGTTGGAACTGGAGTTCCAACTTTTCCGACCGGTTCCAACTTGGGCTTTTTCCTTTCCATTCATTTCTTTACCTCATAATTGGGTTTCATGCTATCGAAAACCGAGGAGGATAAGTTAGAACTAAGTTGGAACTGAGCAGGACCCTCATAATTGAAGTTTACAGCCCTCATTTTTGAGGGTATGCTTTATCCATGAAGTATAAAACGCCTCCTCAATTTGAACCCTCTCCCGCCCTTTACGCGGCGGCCCGCGCGGGCTTCGTGCGGCAAGGGGCTTCGTTCAATCGTTGGTGCCAAGCCCACGGTGTGCGACGCGAGAACGCCCGAAAAGCCCTGCTTGGTACATGGCGCGGCCCAAAGGCGCACCAGCTCGTGGCAGACATTATCAAGGCCAGCGAACATGAAAGAATGGTATAGCGTTTCCGAGTTAGTCAGTATGGATTTGCCGGGGATGCCCGGCACGATTCGCGGCATTGATAAGCGCGCTAAGAAAGAAGGGTGGACCGCCCGCCCCCGCCAAGCTCGTGGTGGCGGACTCGAATACCACCTGACCAGCCTGCCCGAGGAGGCCCGCAACGAGCTGGTGCGCCGCGCGCAACCGCCGCTGCCCGCGTTACCCGCCCCGACCGCCCTGGTCGTCGCGCCGCCCGCCGAATCCACCGACCTCGCCGCCCGCAAAGCCGAAGGCGACGCCCTGGCCGCTCATTTACGCGGCAAAGCGCAAGCCCGGATGGACGCCAAGCGCGAGCTGCTCGACCGCATCACCCGCGCCAAGCAATTCGACGGCCTCAACATCCTGACCGCCGTGGCCGACTACAACGCCGGACGCCTCGACGTCAGCCCCGCCACCCGCGCCCAACTCCCCACCACCAGCGTCCCCAGCGTCCACCGCTGGTTTCAGCAGGTCAACGGCTACGGCCTGTCCCGCCTCGGCGGGCGCTACGGCCATCGCGCCGGCAGCGGCATCATTGACCAACATCCCCAACTTGCCGCTGCCCTGCGAGCCTTCCTCCTGGAGTATCCCCACGCCCAGGCCGCCCGCGCCCACGAATGGCTCGCCGCCCGCTACGAAATCGACTGGGCCGCGCTGCCCGCCGAACTCGCCGGCGACGGCCCCATCCCCCTGCCCAGCGCCAAGACCGTCGCCCGCTGGATCGAACGCTGGAAGACCGAACACGCCAGCCTGTACACCCGGCTGAGCAACCCCGACGAATGGAAAAACCGCTACATGATCGGCTGGGGCGACATGAGCGCCGGCCTCACCCACCCCAACCAGATTTGGGAATTCGACTCCACCCCGGCGGATGTGATGCTCACCGACGGCCGCCACAGCATTATTGGCGTCATCGACCTCTACACCCGGCGCGTTCATCTCCACGTCAGCAAAACCAGCCGTGCCGCCGCCGTCGCCCATTTAACGAAAAAAGCCTTGCTCGACTGGGGCGTGCCCGAAATCGCCAAGACCGACAACGGCCAGGATTACGTCTCGAACCACATCCGCCGCATCTTCTACGCGCTCAACATCTTGCATCAGATCTCTGACCCGTTTTGCCCCTGGCAAAAAGCTTTCATCGAACGTCTCTTCCGCATCCTCAGCCACGATTTAATTGAGCTATTACCCGGCTACATCGGCCACAACGTCGCCGACCGCGAAGCCCTGCGCGCCCGCCAGCAATTCAGCGACCGCCTGTTCGTCAAAAACCGCACCGTCGAACTGCCCGGCCTCAGCGCCGCCGACCTGCAAGCCTTTTGCGACCGCTGGGTGAGCACCTACCACCAGCGCCCGCACAGCGGCCTGAACGGCCAGACCCCACAACAGCGCATCAACGCCTGGCGCGAACCGGTCAAGCGGATTGAAGACGAGCGCGTCCTCAACCTGCTGCTGCAAGAAATCCCCGGTGATGGCTGGCGCACCGTCACCAAGACCTACGGGGTGCGCATCGACAACTACGAATACCTCGGCGACGACCTGGTGTTTCACGTCGGCGAACGGATCCGGGTGCTGTACGACCCCGAAGACGCCGGGATCATCTACTGCCTGGACGCCAAGGATCAATTCATTGGCCGCGCCGAATGTTCGGAACTGACCGGAACCCCGCGCCAGGAACTCGCTGCTCGCTGCAAAGCGACCCAGCAGCGAGGCATCCGACAGGACGCTGCCGCCGCCCGCCGCGAAGCCAAAGCGGTGCTCACCGCCGACGCCGTGGACACCCTCCTGGCCGCCCGCGAACAGCGCCTCGTCGTCTTCCCGCCGGTGGACCCGCGCCCCGCGCCCGAACCGTACACCACGTCCGCGCTGGACGGCGCCGCCCACGCCCTGCTGCCGCCCCCAGAAAAAGACCTCATCGAGGTCAGCCCCGAACGGCAAGACGCCCTGCGGCAAGAAATGGCCGCCCGCGAAGCCGCCGTCAGCACCCCCGCGCCGGAACGCCCCGACTTTGACAGCCCCTGGAATCGCATCGTCTGGACCTACAGCCAGGTACTGAAACAGGGCCAACCGCGCGAAACGATCAGCGCCGAAGACCGCGCCTACGTCCGCCGCTATTACGCCATCAAGCCCAGCTTGGAGAAAAGCATCCCCGCCCAATTTCCCGAGCAGCGGGAGCAATACGAAGACTTACGCGCCTGGTTCCTGAAAGAACCCGCCGCTGAAGAATCTCCCGTCCTCGACCAGAGGGCCGTGGGATGACCCCTGCCCCACTCGCTTCCTGGGTGAAGGCGGGGAATGCACCACCCCGGCGCGTTGCGCCACCCCTCCTTGAAAAGGAGGGGAAATTCAACCCCCCCACGTTCCCCTCCTTGGATAAGGAGGGGTGGCCCGTAGGGCCGGGGTGGTTCGCCCCGACGCCGCGCCCGCAATGCGCCGCGCCGGATGACGTTTCAATCTGAAACACCGTACTACAAGGAACTGACATTGTGAAAGCAAAGATCGCCCCTGTCAAAAACATCGCTCGCCTCGGTGACGCCCTCGATGCGGTCATTGACCGCAGCGACGGCACCGAGGGCATGGTGCTGGTCTACGGCAGCACCGGGGTCGGCAAATCCACCGCCCTCGCCTACTACCTCAACCAGTACAACGCCATCTACGTCGAGGCCAGCCCCGCCTGGTCGCTCGGCTCCATGCTCAGCGCCATCACCCTCGCCATGGGCCAAATGCCCCGGGGCCGCGCCGCCGACCTGGAAAAACAGATCACCGACGAAATGATGCAGCAAGGCCGCCCGCTGTTCGTCGATGAACTGGACCACATCCTCCTCCCCGGCCAGACCACCAGCCTGCGGATGCTGGAAGCCCTGCGCTCCATCTACGACAAGTCCCGGATGCCGGTCGTCATGTCCGGCATGGACAAAGTAGACCGCAAGATCAAGCTCCGCGAGCAGCTCGCCCGCCGCGTGTTCCAGTGGGTGGAATTCACCGACCTGGACGCCGCCGACGTGCGCGTCACCGCCGACACCCTCCTCGACTGCCACCTCGCCGACGACCTCCTGGCCGACCTGATCACCGCCACCCAGGGCCGCATGGGCCGCCTGATCCCGGCGCTCGCCGCCATCGACCGCCGCGCCAAAGGCAACGGCTGGACCGAAGTGGACAAAACCCTGTGGGGAGGCAAGCCATGGCCCATCGGTCGCTAATCCTCGCCCTGCTCCGTAGAGGTTTCTATGCCCGGCACCCCCGGAATGCAACAGCGCCACCGCGCCGGCCTGGACATTCGCCAACAAGCCTGGAACTCGATCCGCGTTCTGAAGCGGTTCACCAGCGCCCAAGTGGAAGCCACCGCCGAAATCAGCCGCGACAACCTGCGCAAATACCTCAAGGCGTTGGACCGCGCCGGCTATCTGGTGCTGGCCAAGCCCAAGCGGAACGGCAAAAGCCTTGGGCACGCCGTCTGGCGGCTCGCCAGAGACAGCGGACCGCGCGCCCCGATCGTCCGTACCGCCGGTTCCGGCGTGTACGACCCGAATCAGGACACGCTCTACCCCTATCAGGACGAAGCTGATGAACCCTCCATCCGAACCGGAGTGGCTCATGGCGCTGAAAACCGCCTGCCTTGACACCAGCCAGGCCGCCGTCGCCCGGCGCCTGGGGGTCAGCCCCAGCGCCATCAACCAAGTGTTGAAAGGCGTCTACAAGGGCAATGTAAACCGCATTCAAACCCTCGTTGAAGGCTGCTACCTGCAACACACCGTGCCCTGTCCCATCGCCGGGGACATCCCCAAGCAGAAATGCCTGGAGCACCAGGCCCGCGACGTGCGCATGGCGACCGTGAACCCCTTGTTCAGCCGCCTGTACCGCGCCTGCCGCTCGGGCTGCCCCTATTCGAGGCTCCCCCGTGAGTACTGACGTGATCGACCTCTACCACCTCATGAAACCCCAGCATTTAAGGAGCACCGCCATGCACGCCCCGCATCCCGCCCAACACCCCAGCGCCCCGCGCACCGTCAGCTTTGACCTGCGCGTCGTCCTCCCCGCCGGCACCCCCATGGTCGAGGTCGCCGACGCCCTCACCCAGCTCGCCGCCAGTGTCAACGGCTCCTGGAGCTTCCGCGCCCCGCTCGACGGCAGCCGGCGCGGGCGCTTTGAAGTGGAGGGCCGGCCATGAGCGCCTTCGCCCCCTGGGATCACGACCTCGCCTTCCCCGAACCCGCCGAACCGACCGGCCTCGCCGCCCTGGATCGCCCGCTCTACCTCGGCAGCGTCACCGTCACCGAACGGGGCGGCCCCGGCCCGCTCAGCCTCGACCTGCTGCTCGACCTCGACCGCGCCACCCTCACCTTCGGCCCGTTCACTCTGGAATCCGACGCCGCCGCCCGGCTGGCCACCCTGCTGCGCGTGGTCCGTGCCCTGCTGCCCCCCGCGCGCTCCCCTCGCCCGCTCGCGGGAGAGGGGCCAGGGGAGAGGGCGAAGTACCGCCCCGAAGCCGGACGCGGCATCACCGGCTGGGATCTGGCCCGCACCCTGGCCGAAATCGACGCCGCCGGCTGCCCGTGGGAAGGGGAGGGGCGGCCATGACCGACGCCGCTCTGCACGACGATCTCCTCGTAGAAGAGGCCCTATACCCCTGGGTACAGGGGGTCGCAACCGCCGCCGCCCTCTATTTTGGGCTGACCCCGGAGCAATCCGCCGACTTCGGCGAGTGGCTGATGGGAGAAATCCTGACCGATCTGGACGCCCTGGCGCAGGAGGCCTTCGCATGACCACCCGCCTGGAGTACCACATCCAGAAAGTCGCGCGCGTGTTGCCCCTCCTGGAGCACACGCACACCCCGATCTACCGGATCGAGCTGGACGCCAACCACCCCAGCCCGCAGATCCAGGTCGGCGCCGGCCCGTTCGGCTGGATCGAAGTGGGGCACGGCATCGACGCCAAAGGCCCCTACATCGACTACGCCGCCCACCTGCGTGGCGTGGAACTGCGCCGCCGCCAGCGCAAAGGCCGCGCCCCGCGCCCGTTCACCCGAGGAATCCGCCTATGAGCCCCCGCCCCTCCCCCACGGAGATGGCCTTCCGGGACCAGTGCCGCCACCGCCTCGAGCGCCTGGTGCATCACCACCCCGGCATCGACAGCTTCACCCTCGCCGCCCGGCTGGGGATTCCCCGGCGAAAGTGCGCGGGGCTCCTCGGCCATCTGATCCAGGCCGGCCGGCTCCGCCGCGCGCCGGGCCGCCGCCCCATCGACGGCTCGACCTGCGTCTACCCGCCGGACGGGCCACCCCCGCCGCCGCCCAAACCGCCGCGGCCGCGGCAGACGACGCACCGCCCATACACCCCTGCCGAGAACCAGGCGCTGCTCGCCGCCTACGGCGCCGGCGCGACCCTGAACGCCATCGCCGTCCAGTTGGGGCGAACCCGCAACAGCATCAAGACCCACCTGGACAAACTCAGTCACCGGGGGCAGGTCCCGCGCCGCCGCGCCCCGGTCGGCGGCCGCCCGGCCCTGCTGAACGACCCGCAGATCACCGCCGAAGACCGCGCCTGGATGGCCTGGTGGAGCCAACCGCGCGCCCGGCGCCGCCGCCTGGAGACCTCTGATGCCGACTGACCTCTGGAGACCCGGCGCCCTGCCGCCGGACCGCCCCGACCGCATCACGGCCCGCGCCCAGCACCGCGCCGAGGCCCTCACCCGCATCTACCACGCCATCGGGCACAACGGCCTGGCCGAACTGCCCGATGTGTTCCTGGTGATCATCGAACGCGCCCTCGCCCGCGACCTGCGCGGCGTCCGCGAGTTTTCGAGTCCCCCCTGCCCCACTGAGAGTAGTCCCCATGACCGATAAAAAACCCCTCGTCTTCACCCGCGCCCACCTCGCCGACCAGCTCAGCGCCGCCGGCTACGGCAGCAAAGCCCAGGCCCGTGAACTCCTCGACGCCCTGCTGCGCCTCCTCCGCACCGCCCTGCTCCGGGGCGACACGGTGGCGTTCAACGAGTTCGGACGCTTCGAGGTGCGGACCCTGCCCGCGCATGTGCGCCGCAGCCTCCAGACCGGCGAACCGATCCAGGTGGCCGAACGTAAGCAGGTTAAATTCAAGCCGAGCAACCACCTCCTGAAGGAGACCGCCCCATGAGCCGCCCCGCCGCTGTCCGCGTCAAGCAGGACGCCCTGCCGCAACCTGCCCTCGCCTTCCCGGTCCCCAAGACCAAAGACGAAACCATCGAGGCCATTGCCGAAATTGGCCGTCGCCAGCGCGAGCGGACCCGGATTGAAGCCGCCATGAACGACGACCTCGCCAAGGTCCGCGAAGCCTGGGAACGCCAGGCCGCCCCGCATCTGGACGCCATCAAAGCCCTGTCCGCCGGCATTCAACTCTGGTGCGAACTGCACCGCGACCTGCTCACCCAGGGCGGCAAGGTCAAGTTCGCCCGCCTCGCCAGCGGCGACGTCAAATGGCGGATGACCCCGCCCAAGGTCACCATTCGCGCCGTCGATCTGGTGCTGGAAACCCTGAAAAAGCTGGGCTTGCAGCGGCTGATCCGCATCAAGGAAGAACCGAACAAGGAAGCGATCCTCAACGAGCCGGAAGCGGTCGAGGGGATCAAGGGCATCACCATCACCCAGAAAGAGGACTTCGTGATCGTGCCGTTTGAAACCGAACTGGAGGAAATCGCCTAACGCCCTCACCCCCGACCCCTCTCCCGCCTGCGGGCGAGGGGCGCCCAGCGAAACCGCCCCGGGTGGGGCGGTCGGTCGGCGGTGGTGCGCCGATCCTGATGAGCCACCTATCCAACGAGGAACCTATGGACATTCTACAGCGAGTTCAGCAGCAGATTCAGCAGATTGAAGCCTATCCCGGCAAGACTATCACGACCGCCGTCTTGCGGGATCTGGGGATTAAATCCACTGATGGCAGCAGGGCAGCAGACTATTTCTTTCGCCGCTTTGGGATCCAGCCCATCGGCTACGGAAGGATCTACAACAAAGGTTACAGCCTGACGTTCGACAAGGGCCAACTGCTGGCAGCGTTGCGCGAGGACGCCGTAAGAAAGGGCCGTCTGAAGGACGCTCCCCCCGCGCCCGATCTTCCCGCCCTCTTCGAGCGCTCGGCTCCCCCCGCGCCCGCGCCCGCGCCCGCGCCCGATCTTCCCGCCCTCTTCGAGCGCTTCCAGCGCGATTTCGCCGCGACCATCGACGCCCTCCACCAGGACCTCGCCAGCCGCCTGGATCAGCAGCAGCGGGCAAAGGAACAGGGCGGCCGCCAGTTGTTCGCCGCGCTCAAGAAGCTCAACGACTGCGCTCCCCCGACCCTCCAGCCCGGAATGGACGCGGTTTTCACCCATCAACAAGAGATCAGCCGCGAACTCATCAAGAGACTGGACGCGCTCACCACGTTGACCGAGGCGGTGCTCGCCTTCGCCAAACCGAACGGGGCTGCCAGCGAGCGGATGGAAAAGCAGATGGAGGACATCGCCGAGTATTTCCGTATCCATCAACAAGCGAACCGCATCATCTTCAAGAAAATTGAAGCCCTGAGCGCGAACGTCGAGAAACTCAATCAAGAACTGGGAGTGACCGCATGACCCCCGATCCCACCCGCGCCCGCGACCTGAAGCGGATCCACGCCGCCGCCCGCCAAATGGCCTGGACCGACGACACCTACCGCGCGATTCTGGAGCGCGTCACCGGCCAGACCAGCGCCGCCGCCCTCACCGCCCGCCAGCGCCAGCGCGTCCTCACCGAATTCGCCCGGCTGGGCTGGAAGCCCCAAAAGAGCAAGACCCACCGCGCCCCCACTCCCCCCTCTCCCCCTGGGAGCGGGGCCGGGGGTGAGGGCGCCTTACCCCTGACCGGCCCCGGCTGGGGCAAAGACCGGCTGATCGCCAAGATCGGCGCGCTGCTGGCCGACGCCGGGCGCGGCTGGACCTACGCCGACGGCATCGCCCGCCACATGTTCGGCCTCGAATCCCTGCGCTTCTGCACCCCCGAACAACTGCGCAAGATCATCGCCGCCCTCGAATACGACAAAAAACGCCGCGCCCAACGCGCCGCCCGCGCCCCGATTGACGCCGCCTGATGCGCCTGACCTGTCCCTGCTGCGGCGCCCAGAACAGCCTGGAAGCGCTGCTCAACGACGCCGCCGCCCGCCAGGCCGTCGCCACCGCCCTGGCCCTGCCGGGGCTGGGCGACCGGCTGGTGCGCTATCTGGGCCTGTTCCGCGCCCCCAAACACGGCCTGACCTGGGACCGCGCCGCCCGGCTGCTGGAGGAACTGAACACCGCCATCGCCGCCGGCCACATCACCCGTCACGGCCAGGACTGGCCCGCCCCGCTCGACTACTGGAAAAGCGCCCTCGATCAGGTGCTCGACAGCCGCCCCACCCTCACCCTTCCGCTCAAAACCCACGGCTACCTCTACGAGGTCGTTCTCGGCCACAGCCGCAAGGCCGCCGAGCGCCAGGCCGAGCGCCAGGAACGCGCCGCCGAACAGACCCAGGCCCGCACCGGCGACCGCAGCGGGATGCAAAGCGGCGCCGCCCTGCTCCAAGCCCTCGCCGCCCTCGCGCCCCCCGCCGCGCCTGCCCTCACCCCCAGCGCCCTCACCCCCGACCCCGCTCCCGAGGGAAAAGGGCAGCGCCCGCCCCGTTCCGCCCCGCCCGCCGAATTTCGCGCCCTGCTCAAGGGCCTCACCGGCGTCGCGGGCGAGGCGGAGCGGGAGTAGGTCGGGCACCGGACGTGCCCGACATTCCCGCCGTTGAACCGTCGGGCAACGCTCCGCTTTTGCCCGACCTACTACAAACTGCTCTCGCCTATCCCCCCGCCTTCAATAGCGATAAACTATGGAGAATCCCTTTTCTGTAGGATTCTCCATGCCCCTCCCCCCCACGGAAACCGATTGGATCACCCTGGCCCTGACGATCTGGGCGGAAGCGCGCGGCGAAGGGCTGGACGGCCAGCGCGCCGTGGCCTGGGTGATCCGCCACCGCTGGGAAAACCCCGGCTGGTGGAGTCGCCAGCACGGCGACGGCATCCCCGATGACACGATCACCGCCGTCTGTCGCGACCCGTTTCAATTCAGTTGTTGGCACCCCAGCGACCCGAACTATCTCCGCCTGCTCAACCCCGCCACCCGCGAGCGCCTCGATTACCAGCTCGCCCGGAAGATCGGCGAGGAGGTGCTGGCCGCGCCGCCCGAGGCCGATCTCACCGGGGGCGCGGATCACTACTGCGCCGTCGCGGTGACCCGCTATACCCGCTGGGCGCGCGGCCGCAAGCCGGTAAAGGTGATCGGGAACCATCAGTTTTACCGCATCGGCCTCGGCCCCGGAGTTCCCTTATGACCTGGCTGCTGAACCGCCTGCGCGAACCCTCCACCTGGCGCGGCCTGGTCTGGCTGCTGACCGCCTGCGGCATCACCCTGCGCCCGGAAGTGTGGGAACAGGTGACGGCGGTCGGGATGGCCGTGGCCGGGCTGATCGGCGTGGTGTTCCCCGATCAAAAACCCCTGACCGCCCTCCCGCCGATTGAGTTGCAAAGCCATGTCGAAAACGACCCTGATTTTTCTGAGCGCGGTGCTGCTGACCGTGCTGCTGGCGCTGAGCCTGACCGCCTGCGCCTCACCCTGCCACCCCAGTATCCGGCTGAGCACGATGAACGCGCGGGCGGGCCTGGACCCGGTTGGAATGGTTGAATCGGTGGGCCTGATCTGCACCTGGAGCTATTGATGCCAATTCTCAATAGGTTTTCGTCATTCCCGCGTCTGCGGGAATCCAGTCACTGATTGAAAATAATGGATACCCGCTTTCGCGGGTATGACGAGAAGGGGATGTCCTGATGTGGCAAAAACTGCTGGAACTGGCCCTGGCCCGGTTGTTGGGCGGGTCCGCCTGGACCGAAGTGCAGTGCGTGGTGGAGACCCTGCTGCGGGCCGACCTGCCCGGCGCCGAAAAGCGCGCCCTGGCGGTTCAGCAACTGCGGCTGATCGGGCTGGGCTGCGCCACCTGGCTGCTCCACGCCGCCATTGAAATCGCCTACGGGCGGGTCAAACCGGCGTCATGACCCTCTACGAGCTGCTCAACGGAGTCGGCGCGGAAGCCGCCCTGGGCCTGGGCGCGGTCCTGCTCACCGGCGCGGTCGGCGCCGGGCGCTGGCTGATCAGCCGCCTGGAGCGCAGCCTCGACCAGCGCTTTGCCCTGATCGACCAGGCCCGCGTGGAGGGCCAAACCCTGTGGCGCGAAACCTTCCAGGCCCATATCGCCGCCGAAACCCACGAATTTGAAACCCTGCGCAACCTCGACCGCGAATTCATGCGGTTCCGCGCCGACCTGCCCACTCTCTACATCCGCCGCGACGAACTGCGCGACTACCTGACCCGGCTCGACATGCGCTTTGAGACCATCAACGACAAGCTCAACCGCCTGCTTCCGCCCTCTGCTTTGGACCCCTCGAATGACTCCCACGCCTCCCCCCTTTGAGAATGCCGAGCGCGAAGCCGCCCGCTGGCTGATCCTGGTCGCCCTGGACGCCGGCGAAGACCTGGGCGCCACCGAAGTCATGCTGCTGGGCGCGCTGCGTGAAGCCCTGCCGTTTCTCAGCCCCCAGACCCTGCGCCATGAAGTGCGCTACCTCGCCGGCCGGGGCTATGTCAGCCTGACCGTCGCCGACGGCCGCCCCTGGCGCGCGCGCATCACCGCCGCCGGCACCGACCTGGTGGAATACCGCGCCGACTGCCCGCCCGGCATTGACCGCCCCGCGCGCGGGTTCGGGATTTAAGCCATGCCCCCGCCGCCCCGGATTGCGTTGTTGCCCGAGGAGGTGCGCCAGGCGCTCGAGCAGCGGCTGGTGGACAACGCCTTCTCCAACTACCACGCCCTGGCCGCCTGGTTGGCCGAGCAGGGCTATGAAATCGGCAAATCGGCGATTCACACCTACGGGCAAGCCTTGAAACGCAAGCTGAACGCGATTCGCGCCAGCACCGAAGCCGCCCGGCTGATCGCCGAATCGGCCCCCGATGCCGAAGACCGCCGCTCGGAAGCGGTGATGTCGCTGGTGCAATCGGAGATGTTCGAGCTGCTGGTGCACCTTCAGGACGCGGAAGAGACCACCGACCCCGCCGAACGGGTCAAGCTGCTCAGCACCGCCGCCCGCGCCATGGCCGACCTGTCGCGCGCCAGCATCGCCCAAAAGAAACACGCCGCCGCCGTCAAAGCCGCGCTCGACGCGCTGTTGACCGAAGCCCAGCACGGCGACAACGGCCTGGACATTCAGACCCTCCAGCGCATTCGCAAAGAAGTGTATGGCCTCGCCGCGTAAGCCCAAGGCCGTCATTCCCGCGAAGGCGGGAATCCAGGGGCCGCCCGCGCTCCTCTACCCCTACCAGCAGCGCTGGCTGGCCGACCCGGCCCGCTTCAAGATCGGCATGTTCAGCCGCCAGACCGGGAAGACCTTCACCGCCACCCTGGAGATCATCCTGCACTGTCTGGAGCAGGAAGCGCAGGGAAAAAAAGCCCGCTGGGTGATTCTCAGTCGCGGCGAACGGCAAGCCAAAGAGGCCATGGAGGAGGGATGTAAACGCCATTTACAGGCGCTTCACATCGCCTTTACCGCCCTCGAAAAAGACTTCGACGCCCACACCAAGGCGCTGGAAATCACCCTGCCCGGCGGCTCGCGCATCACCGCCCTGCCCGCCAACCCGGACACCGCGCGCGGCTTTTCCGCCAACGTCCTGCTGGATGAATTCGCCTTTCACGCCGACAGCCGGAAAATCTGGCAAGCCCTGTTCCCGGTGATCAGCGCCGGCCACCAGTTGCGGGTCGTGTCCACGCCCAACGGCAAGGGCAACAAATTCTACGAACTGATGACCGATCAAGCCCTGGCCGCCGTCTGGTCGCGGCATGTGGTGGACATCCACGCCGCCGTCGCGGACGGCCTGCCCCGCGACATCGCCGAACTGAAGGCCGGGATCAACGACCCCGACGCCTGGGCGCAGGAATACGAACTGCAATGGCTCGACGAAGCCAGCGCCTGGCTGAGTTACGACCTCATTGACCGCTGCGAAGATGAAGGGGCGACGGTCAGCCCCCGGCCCTCACCCCCCGCCGTCCTTCCCGCGCCCTCCACCGTCATTCCCGCGAATGCGGGAATCCAGTCCCTCGCCTACCTCGGCGTCGACATCGGCGCGCGTCACGACCTCTTCGTCATCTGGGTGCTAGAAGCCGTCGGCGACGTACTCTGGACGCGGGAAGTCATCGCCAAACAGCGCATCAGCTTCGCCGAACAAGACGCCCTCCTGGACGACTGCTTTCGGCGCTACCGCGTCGCCCGCTGCTGCATTGATCAGACCGGTTTGGGAGAAAAACCGGTGGAAGACGCCCGGCGCCGCCACGGCTCGCGGGTCGAGGGCGTGCTGTTCACCCCGGCCAGCAAGCAGCTCCTGGCCACGATTGCCAAAGACGCCTTTGAAGATCGCAAGGTGCGCATCCCCAAAGGCATCCGCGAAATCCGCGAAGACCTCCACAAGCTGCAAAAAGTTACCAGCCCGACCGGCGCGCCGCGCTTCATCGCCGAGCGCGACAGCGACGGCCACGCCGACCGGGCCTGGGCGCTGTTTCTGGCCCTGTACGCCGCGCAGCAGACCCCCGAGGTCTATGCCTATCACCCCATCGGGCGCCGCCCCGCCGCGCCGGAACTGACGGCCCGCTTATCTTCCCGCAGCGGGTTCCGCCGAGGAGCGTTATGAACCTGTGGACCGCCCTGAACCGCTTTTTCAAGCCGGCAACAGCCGACCTGACCCGCCCGCTGGCCGCGCCCACCCTCAGCGGCCTGCGGCCAGTCTGGCGCCCGACGCTCAGCCGGGGCGTGACCCCGGCGCAACTGGCGGCCTGGCTGGCGGCGGCGGACAGCGGCGACGCCGACGCCTACTTGTCGCTGGCGGAAGAGATGGAGGAGCGCGATCCGCACTACGCCAGTGTGCTGAGCACCCGCAAGCGGGCGGTCCTGGGCTTGCCGCGCCTGGTGGAAAGCGCCCGCGATGACCCGGCGGACGTGGCGCTGGCGGATGCGGTGCGCGAGGTGTTGCTCACGCCGACGCTGGGCGGGTTGCTGTTCGGGCTGTTGGATGCGCTGGGCAAGGGCTACAGCGCCGTTGAATTGATCTGGGACACGAGCGCGACGCCCTGGACGCCCGCGTACACCTGGCGCGATCCGCGCTTCTTTCGCTACGACCGCGAGACCGGCCAAACCCTGCGCCTGCTGGATGAGGCGAATCCCAGTGACGGGATCGCGTTGCCGCCGTACCGCTTCATCGTGCATACCCCCCGGCTCAAGATGGGGCTGCCGATTCGCGGCGGGCTGGCCCGGCTGGCGGCCGTCGCCGCCCTGTGCAGTCACTATGTGCTGGAGGACTGGACCGCCTTTGCCGAAGTGTTCGGGATGCCGCTGCGGGTGGGCCGCTATGGCAACGGGGCCAGCCCCGAGGACGTCCAGACCCTGCGGGCCGCCGTGGTCGGATTGGGCAGCGACGCCGCCGCCGTGCTCCACGAATCGATGCGCATCGAGTTCCAGGCCGCCGCGCCGGGCGCCGGGGGCGCCGATCTGTACGAGCGGCTGCTCGATACCTTGCAAAAGCGGATCAGCAAGGCGGTGTTGGGCCGCAGCGACGCCGCCGACGCCACGGCGGGCAAGCTGGGTAATGAACAGTCCAGCAGCGAGGTGCGCCGCGATCTGCTCGAAAGCGATGCCGAAGAACTGAGCGCCACCCTGAACGCGCAACTGGTACGCCCGTTCATTGATCTGAACTTTGGCCCGCAACCCCGCTATCCGACCCTCAAGCTCTACGTCCCGGATCAGGAAGACCTGGCCGGGCTGGCCGACATGCTCGCCAAGCTGGTGCCGCTGGGCCTGAAGGTCGAGCAGAGCGTGATCCGCGACAAATGGGGCTTGCCCGATCCCGAAGCCGATGCGGAACTGTTGGCCCCACCGCTCCCCTCGCCCAGCGGGAGCGGGGCCGGGGGTGAGGGCGATCCCGCCGCCGTTCCCGCGCAGGCGGAAACCCAGGATTCCGCAGCGCTGAATTCCGCACTGGATTCCCGCCTGCGCGGGAATGACAGACATCAATTCTTCGTCGTTCCCGCGCAGGCGGGAACCCAGTCAGCCGATCCCACCGCCGCCCTGACGGAACGCCTGGGGCGCGAAGCCGAACCGCTGCTCCAGACCCTGCTCGATCCGGTCCAGGCCGCCCTGGACGCCAGCGCCGATCTGATGGACTTCCGCGCGCGGCTGCTGACCCTCTACCCGGACCTGGACGGCAAAGCCTTCGCCGAGCTGATGGGCCAAGCCCTGGCGGTCGCCGATGCGCAAGGGCAGTGGGAGGCGCAAGCATGACGAACCACCCCGCCCTACGGGCACCCCTCCTTACTCAAGGAGGGGAAAAAGCAACGCGCCGTCCCGGTTTTATCCCCTCCTTGGCTAAGGAGGGGTGGCGCGCAGCGCCGGGGTGGTTCGCTCCGGATCGCGCCCATGCCCGTTAATTACGGTTCCCTGCCCTTCGCTGAAGCGCTGGCCTTCTTCCGCGCCAAGCTCAACCTGCCCACCCGGCGCTGGGATGATCTGCTGGGCGCGGCCCATGACCGGGCGTCCGTGGTGGCCGGGGCGATGCAGGCCGATCTGCTGGCGGATCTGTGCGCGGCGGTCGAGAAGGCGATGGCCGAGGGCACCACGATTGAAACCTTCCGCAAGGACTTCAAGCGCATCGTCGCGGAACGCGGCTGGACCGGCTGGACCGGCGAGGGCACGAAGGCCGGTGAGGCGTGGCGGACGCGGGTGATCTATGACACCAACCTGTTCAGCAGCTACAGCGCCGGGCGCTTTAAGCAGATGAAGGACGTGGCGGAACTCCGCCCGTACTGGCGCTATCGGCATTCGCCCGCCAGCCTCGTGCCTCGCAAGGAACACCTCGCCTGGGATGGCGTCATCCTGCGCCATGATGATGAGTGGTGGCAGACCCATTCGCCGCCCTGCGGCTTTGGCTGCAAGTGCTATGTGGAGACGCTGGCGGAACGGGATTTGAAGCGGGATGGGCTGGCGGTGACGCCGCAGGACAAGATTCCCTTCAACGGCAAAGATCCGAAGACCGGCTTGCCAATGGGCGTGGACAAGGGCTGGGATTATCAGCCGGGGGCGAATCGCACCACGCCGCTCTATGATTTGATCGCCCGCAAGTTGCCGAAAATGGACGCTGCGCTGGGCGCGGCGATGATGGCGCACCTCAAGGACGCGCTGGCGCTGGAGCAGCAGTTGGCGTGGTGGAATACGCTGGATGAGTGGCTGAAATCCGGGAAGCAGGCCAGCCGCTTGGCGGTCGTAGGGGCGATAGATCCGGATACTCTGGCTTGGCTGGATTCAGTAAAAAGCATCCAGCCGCTGACCGCTGAAATAGCCGTCCCTGATAGTCTGATTTTGGGACCAAAACAACGCCGACATGCCAGCGATGGAAACGCACTGACAGAGGAGGAGTGGCGGAAACTGCCAGAAATGCTGGCAAATCCAGAGCAGATTCTGTTCGATACCCGTAGCGGAAAGCTGCTTTATGTTTATCCAGCAGGCGGAACAGACAAAGCCAAGCTGGCTGTTGAGTTTGATTATCAGCGGTCGCGCAAGCAGCAAATCACGAATGCGGTTGTTTCCGCGTTCAAGACGCAGCAGGCCGATATTGACGGCATGATCAAGGGCGGGATTTGGGAGACCGTCAAGTGAACGGGCGGGAGGTCGGCAGTTCCTCCATTCATCGGCGAGGGTTCGCCCAGGTCTGTGGAAGCCATTCCCACAGCTCGCCCGATCACTGACTTGCCTATTTAGGCTGGTAGGTCGGGCACAGGACGTGCCCGACACCCCCTAACTAACCCTGTCGGGCACGTCCTGTGCCCGACCTACCGGGCTGATCGTTTCGGCCTTTCGTGTCAGCGATGAAGCGATTGCCGGTTCAGTCAAGGGTAACGACTGGACGATCATCAAAGTGCCCGGTCGGCGGGTGGGAGTCGAACCCACATAAGCGGTAAAGGACCGTCCTGTTTCCGATTGCAGGTACCGCGACCGAGTCGATAGATTAGATACCCCATCCCCCGGAAAATTCAAGCCACAAAAAAGCCGGCTTGCGCCGGCGTTGGGGATTCAGGGAGCCGCGCTTACTCGGGGAACTGCGCCAAGATTAACCGCAGGAAGCCGGCGAGGTTCTCCGGGGCCAGGCAGTGCAGATCACCGTGCGGCGCGGGCGGAATATGGCCTAACACATCCTCCAGACAGGCCAGCGCGGCGCGGGCGTCCATCAATTTCTCGTCCGGGGAACGGGGATCGGCGCAGACCGGTTGGGGAATCGGCAGATTCATGGCTCAGCCCTCCAAGGTCAGCGCCATCTGCGGCACGGTCGGCAACAGGCCCGCCTCGGCCAGCTTCTTCTCCGCCAGCCGCACCCGCTTCTCGCCCCAACCCAAAGCGCGGGCGATTTCCAGCCGGTTCAACCCCGCCCGCCGAAACCGGGCAATCTTGCCCACCTCCGGCCGCACCTCGATCAACCACGCCCACAACGCCGCCCGTTGCGCCCGCAGCGTCGCCAGATCCTCCCCTCTCCCGCGTGCGGGAGAGGGGTCGGGGGAGAGGGCGGTTCGGTACTCGCCGGTCTTCCGAATCGCCGGCAGCACCTCGCCCGCCAGCCAGTCCTGAAACGGCAACGCCTTGGGCTTGTCGCTGCGACAAATGAAAAAGTACAAACCCTGCTCGGACAGGCAGACCATTTCCTGCGTCCCGTAGGGGGTCTGTACGGAACAGACCCCCCTCCATTTCTCGGGAATATGGTCAATAGTGCCGCTGGTTCCTTTCCAAACATAATCCAGCGCCAGGGCGACATCCTTCGCCACAAACCACGGATCGCCGTTGACTTCAATCACGCGCACCGCCTGCGCATCAAACCGGAAGGGGGTCAAACTCGACATGGGAAAATCTCCACATTTCTTTCGAAGAACCCTTGGCAGAAGGGTGACCGGGAGTTCGAAACCGTATGTGGACGGCGGGCGCTATTGGGGTATTCACGCCCCTCCCGGTCATTGATCGTGATCGGCAGGCACAAAAAAACCGCTAACTGTCGGGTGCGGGGTTCCGCCACATAAGGAGTTTTCGACGCTCCGGGGCGTATTGTGCGCTGGCGGACGGTAGAATGGCAAGCCCGACGCCTTACTGTCGGGCACGTCCTGTGCCCGACCTACTTCTCTGCGGTCGCGTGGTCGAGTACCGCATTCCACCACCAAAGGAGACTGCCTAAATGGCCGGTGCATCGCTTGATGTTCAACTGGAAATCGGCAACGCCGCTGAAGTCAAAGCCGCGTTCCTGAAGCTGCAAGACACCCTCGCCGACCTCACCCCCGCCTTCCGCGACATCGGCGAGGCACTTCTCAATAGTACGCGCGCGCGGTTTCTGGCGTCGAAAGCGCCCGACGGCACGCCGTGGAAACACTTGTCCGAAGCCACCCTGCTCAACCGGGCGCGGCGCGCCAGCGGCGGACGCCTGAAAAATAAAGACGGGCGCTACTCCAGGAAAGCCGCCCTGGGCTACGCCTTTGCCAAGCCGCTGATTGATCGTGGCAACCTGATGGGCCTGCTCGACTACCAGGCCGGCCCCAAAGAGGTGCGGATCGGCACGCCCTTGATCTACGGCGCGACCCACCAGTTCGGTCGGGGCCGCATCCGCGCCCGCCCGTTTCTCGGTCTGTCGTCCAGCGATGAGCAGGAACTGCTGGACATCCTCAACGATCACCTCGCCCGCGCCCTGGGCGGTTAATCGCAACCGCATTTAAACCCCCTTTAAAAATCGATTCTGGCGCTTTTCCCGGCGCGGGAATACCGATACCGCCCTCCCCGCCCCCCAACGCCGAAAATCGCCGCTGCGGCGGTTCCACCCGCCGCCCCCCTCGCCCTCGAAAGAGGGGTCGGGGGTGAGGGCCTCCTGCGCTATTCCCTCGCCTGAAATAGGTTTAAGCTATCGCTCAAATCTTTTAGATAGGCAAAAGCCGATGCTTCACACCGCCCGCGCCTGCAACTTCGTTCTGGACGGCGCCCTGCCGGACTGGATTCAACTGCTGCCGCCCGGCCCGGACATCGTCGGCGCGGACGGGCGGCGCTGGACCCTGCCCGACCCGCATCCGTTGATCGCCGCCTTCACCGCCCGCAACAAGCCCCTGGTCATCGACTGGGAACACGCCAGCGAACACCGCGCCCCGGTCGGGCTGGACGCCCCCGCGGCCGGCTGGATTGATCAGATCGAAGACCGCGCGGGCGCGATCTATGGACACGTCGAATGGACGCCCAAAGCCGCCCAGCAGATTGCCGCCAAGGAATACCGCTTTCTCTCCCCCGTCTTCACTTACCAGAAGACCGACGCCCGGATCATCGAACTGGTGAGCGCCGGCCTGACCAATCAACCGAACCTGAATCTCACCGCCCTCAATCGCGAGGAATCGCCCATGCCTGTTTCTCTCCCCATCCTGACCGCGCTCGACCTGAGCGCGGACACCAGCGAGGCGGGCGTCATTGACGCTATTGCCAACTTCAAAAGCGCCCTGCTGACCGCCACCAACCGCGCCCAAACGCCGCCCCTGGACAAGTTCATCCCCCGCGCCGACTACGATGCGGCCCTGGCCCGCGCCACCAACGCCGAGCAGCGGCTGGCCGCGCTGGAACAGGAACGCCGGGATCAGGCGATTGAAACCGCCCTGAACGCCGCTTTGAGCGCCGGGCAAATCTGTCCGGCCACGGTCGAGTTCTACCGCGCCGGCTGCCGCCAGGAGGGCGGACTCCAAGCCTTCCAGGACTTCCTCAAGACCGCGCCCAAGGTGCTGGGCGAGGCGCCGGCCCTGAACCGCCAACCGCCGACCACCACGGCGCCCTCGCCGGAACTCGCCGCCGTCACCGCCCTGTTTGGGCACAGCGTTGAAGACTTGAACACTTATGGAGGCTCGCACTAATGGCCTTGTCCGCTGATCGCAACACCCCGCGCCGCCTGGGCGCGGATTTCGTCTATCCGGTCGCGGCGAACGTGACCTGCTATGCCGGCGGCATCGCCGTCCTCGACAGCGCCGGCAACTGCAAGCCCGCCGTCACCGCCACCGGCCTGATCGCGGTCGGGAGTTTTCTGGAAACGGTCAGCAACGGCGCGCTCGCTGGAGCGGCGACCGTGCGCGTACAGCGCGGCATCTTCTGGTACGCCAACAGCGCCGATGCCGACGCGATCACCCAAGCGGAGATCGGCGATAGCTGTTACCTGGTGGACGATCAAACCGTCGCCAAAACCAGCGGCTCCGCGACCCGCAGCCTGGCCGGGGTCATTGTCGATGTGGACAGCGGCGGGGTCTGGGTGCGCCTGGGCTATGACGCGATGATTTCCCCGACCGGCAGTCTGCTGGCCGCCAACAACCTGAGCGATGTCGCCGCCGCCGCCACCGCCCGCGCGAACCTGGGCGTCAACAAGCTCTACGTGCCCATCGACGTGACCACCCTGGTCGGGACCGGCGTCTACTACGCGGTGGCCCCGGTCGCCGGCACGATCACCAAGATTTACAGCATCATCGAGGGCGCGCTGACCGTCGGCAACGCCACCCTGACCGGCAAGATCGGGACGACCGCCATCACCGGCGGCGCCCTGACGATCACCCAGGCCGGCAGCGCCGCCGGCGACGTGGACAGCGCCAGCCCCAGCGCGGCGAATACCGTGACGGCGGGCAGCGTGATCAGCGTCACGGTCGGCGGCACCAATGAAACGGCGTCCCGCGCCCGCGTCCTGGTCGAAATCACTTACTAAGGAGCCTCGCTCATGCTTGTTAATGCCTCAGTCCTCAGCGCGGTGTTCCTGAACCTGCACACCGATTTCAACAAAGCCTTTCAGGCCGCGCCCAGCCAATGGGCCAAGGTCGCCATGAAAGTGCCCAGCGGCACCCGCCAGAACGATTACAAATGGCTGTCCGCGTTCCCCAAGATGCGGCGCTGGATCGGCGATAAGCAGATCAAGAATCTGGCCGCGTTCAGCTACACGATTGTCAACGACGATTGGGAAGTGACCATCGAAGTGGATCGCAACCACATCGAAGATGACACGCTGGGCATTTACGGCCCGCAGGCGCAAATGGCCGGGTTCAGCGCCGCCCAGTTGCCGGATGAAATCGTCTTTGCGTTGCTCGATGGGGCGTTCAGCAACCTGTGCTATGACGGCAAGGCGTTCTGTGCCGATGATCACCCGGTCGGTACCAGCGTCGTGGATAACAAGGGTACGGCGGCCTTGCAAGCGGATACCCTGGCCCATGCGGCGGCCAGCTACGGCGCAGCCCGGATCGCGCTGCGCAAGATGAAGGATGACGAAGGCCGCCCGCTGGATGTCGATCCGAATCTGCTGGTGGTGCCTCCCGCCCTGGGCGACACCGCGCAGATTTTGCTCACGGCCGAGCGGTTCGGCGATGACCCGAATCCCTATCGCGGCACCGCCGAGGTGGTGGTGTCGCCCCGGCTGACCTCGGACACCGCCTGGTTTCTGCTCGATACCCGCAAGCCGGTCAAGCCGCTGATCTACCAGGAGCGCAAGGCCCCGGTGTTCGTGCAGCAGACCGGGATGGACAACGACGACGTGTTCAACCGCCGCGTCTTCAAGTACGGGGCGGAAGCCCGAGCGGCGGGCGGCTATGGGTTCTGGCAACTGGCCTATGGCAGCACCGGCGGCGGCTAACCGTGACCTACGCCACCCAGGCCGACCTTGAGGCCCGCTATCCGGGCGAACTGGCGCAAGCCGGCCCGAAAGACGGGACCGGCGGCGTGGATGCCGTCGCGGTGGCCCAGGCGCTGGGTGCGGCGGACGCGATGATCGACCGGACGCTGCGTACCCTCGGCTGGACCGTGCCGGTGGCCGCGCCCGCGCCCGGCTGGATCGTCGATCTGGCGGTTGACCTCGCGTTGTATCTGGCGACGCCGACCGTGCTGGCCTCCCAGGCCGATTTCAAGGATCGCCGCGCCCGCTTCGATACGGCGCTGGCGACCTTGGCCGACCTGGCCTCCGGGCGGTTGTTGCCGGCGCCGCCCCCCGTTACGGCGGGTTTAACGACCCTTTACAGCCGCAGTAACGACCGCTTATTCGGGCGCGGAACCTTATGAGCGCCTCCGCGATTCTGACGGCGGCCGTGACCGTCCTGAGCGCCCGCTACCCGACGTTCACGGTCGAGGCTCACGGCGGACAGTTCACCGAGCGCGAGCTGCCGCTGCTGCTGGGCAAGGCCCCGGCCCTGCTGGTGAGCTGCGCCGGCGTCCAGAACCTGACCCCCTCGGGGGAAACCGCCTTTCGGGGCGACTGGCGCTGGGCGCTGTGCGTGTTGGCGCTGGATGCCGGCGCGACTGCGCGCGGCCCGCTGGCGCTGGAGACCGCCCTGGATTTGCTGCTGTGGCTGCCCGATCAGCGCTGGAACCGGCCCGACGCCTGGCCCGTCGATCCCGAGCAGATCGTCGCCGACAACCTGTACACCGGTCACGTCAATACCCTGCGCGTCGCCCTGTGGGGCGTCACCTGGTCCCAATCCTTTTTGTTTGCCCCGGAGTAATTCCTCATGGCCATTGCCCAAACCAACCGGTATCTGTACCTGCGCACCGAATTCAAATTCGGGTTCTGGACCGGCGATGTCGCGCCGACCGCCTACTACGGCCCCATCGACTTCACCAAGCTGGCGGTGACCTCGATGAAGCAGGAGCAGGATCGGTTGCTCTCGAACATGGAATCCAGCTTTGGCGAGGTCATGGCGAGTGTCGCCAAGCCGACCGAACCGGGCACCCTCAGCGCCGAGTTTCAGTCCGCCAGCAGCAACCTGCTGGCCCTGTTGCTGGGCGCGGACGTGACCGAACTCAACCAGAGCACCGCCGCCGTCCCGGATGAGTCGGTCACCACCGTACTCAATGTCTGGGTGCCGCTGGCGAATCAGTACCTGGCCGAGAATAGCGTCGGGACGCCGATTGTGCTGGAAACGCCGGGCGAACCGGACGTGGAGGTGGCGAACACCAAGTACACGGTGGACCTGGTGAACGGGCTGCTGATGGCGACCCACTCTGATGCGGTGGGCGTGAAGAAAATCAGCTACCACAAGGCGACCCGCACCGGCGAAATCTACGCCGCCGGCAAGGCCAAATCCGCCTACGTCCATCTGGTCGGGACCGGGACCGAGAAAGTCACCCAGAAGCGCTGCCGAATCAACATCTGGAAAGCCAGTCTTTCCGCCTCGGGCGAGTTCGATCTGGGCGCGGGCGGGTTTTTGAAGGGCGCGCTGGCCGGCGACCTGATCACCCCCAGCACCAAGACCTCCTCGTGGCAGTGGGAGTATCTGGACCTGGCCTCGACGCTCTAAGCCATGGCGATCACCCTGGGCGCGCTGGCCTTGCCGTCGGGCCTGGTGTGGACGGATGAACTGACCTGGACGCCGGTGCAGCAGAGTCAAGAGTACTCGCTGACCGGCGCGTTGCTGATTGAGGTCGCTACGAAACTCGCGGGCCGCCCGATCACCCTGACCGGGCAAGCCTCGGGCCGCGATTACACCGCGTGGATCACCCGCGCCAACCTGTTGACCCTCAAAGCCGCGCTGGACGTGCCCGGCGCGACCTTCACCCTCACCCTGCACGACGCGCGCACTTTCACCGTGATGGCCGCCGAGACTCCGCTGGACGTGGAGCCGTTGCCGATCTACGGCAGTTTCGCGCCCGCCAACCCCACCAGCGCCCAGAACTATGTGCTCAAGGCGCTCAAGCTGATCGAGGTCTAGCCGGTGGCTGACAACCGCAATCTGGTTCTGCAACTGCTGATCACCGCCAAGGATGACGCCTCGGCGGCGTTCGGCAAGCTGTTTGGCTACCTCGATGACAACACCAAGGTCATCGCCGGCAAAATCCGCGAAGCGTTCAGCGGGCTGTTCGGCGGCGGGGTGTCCGGCGCTATCGAGTTTGAGGCGCAACTGGATCGGGTGGCCGCCAAGGGCGGCTATACCGCGCAAGAAATGGCCGCGCTGTCTGGAGAGATTCGCCAGATCGGGGCCACTTTCGGCATTTCGGGAACCGAAGCGGCGCAAGGGATGGAGGCGCTGGCCGCGGCGGGCCTGAACGCCACTGACGCGATTAAGACCCTGCCGTCGGTGCTGGCGCTGGCGTCTTCGGAACAAATCAGCGCCGATGCCGCCGCCACCAAGCTGATTGATTCGCTGTCCGTGATGGGTCTGGGCTTCGGTGAAGCCGGGCGGATGGCCGACGTGCTCGCCAAGGGCGCAAACATCACCACCAGCAGCGCCAGCCAACTGGCCGAGGCGCTGTCAGAAGCCGGCGGAACGGCGCGCGCCGCCGGCATGGATTTGGAATCTACGGTCGCCGCGCTCGACCTGCTCCACAAGAACGGGATCAAGGGCAGTGAAGCCGGGACGGCCCTGAAGGCCATCCTGACCGCCCTGCTCGATCCGAGCAGCAAGGCCAGTCAGGAACTCACCAAGCTGGGGATTACCAGCCGCGATTTGGGCACGGTGTTGGGCGCGCTCCAAGCCAAGGGCGGCGAAGCCAGTACCGCGATTCTGGCGTTCGGCACCGAAGCCGGGCCGGGCCTGCGGGCGCTGATCGGCGAAGGCCAGACCGGACTGGAGGCGTACACCGGGCAGCTCAAAAACGCCGACGGGGCCGCCTCCGACGCGGCCGCGCAGATGGGCGGCAACCTGAAGATGGCCCTGGCGAGTCTCAATAGTGCCTGGGAAAGCCTGAAAGCCACCCTGGTGGAGCCGCTGCTCGAACCGATTGCTCGCACCGTTCGTGATTTAGCCGCCGCCTTTCAAGACACCCTTAAGGACGGCAGTATCAAGGGCGTCCAGGATTTGCTGCGCGAATTCGGAACGGGCATTGCCGATAGTATTCGCAAGGCGGTAGACAGCTTTGACTTCAAGGGCGCTGTTCAGAGTGTTAATGACTTTGCCCAGCGCGCCAAGGGCAGCTTTGACGGCGTCATTGCAGTGGCGCAGGCGTCCGCCGGGTCGATCTCCGTCGCCTGGAATCTGATCACCGCGCCGATCAACGCGCTGGTCGGCAGTTACTTCAAAACCGTCAGCAACCTGTACGCCCTGCTGGCCGGAATTGAGGAACAGGCCAGCAAGGTCGGGCTGGGGACGCTGGAGCGGGCCGCCCAATTGCGGGCGAAAGCCGACGCGGCGCTGGCGACCGCCGCTGATCTGGCGAAGCAAACCGAACAGGACGTGCAAGACCTCGCGGACGGCGCTCAGAAGACCGGCACCGCCTTTGATGGGGTGACCGCCGCCATGCAACGCGCGCGCGAAGAGGCGGAGAAAGCGAAACCGCCTGATTTGGGCAACGCGCAAAACCTGGAGCCGATCCGCAAATCCCTGGAGGATTACGCCGGGATGCTGGAGCGCGCCCAGGTGGCCCAGCAAACCGCCGCCGCCGCCGCCGATGAGGCGCAGCATGCCTATCTGGAAATCGGGCAGTTGTATGACCAGGGCAAGGTCAGCCTCTACGCCTACGAAGAAGCGAAGCGCAAGGACGCGGCAGCGCAAGCCGCCTCAAAAATCGCCACCGAGAACCTGTCGCAAGCCGAACGCGATTACCACGTCGCCAAGCTGAAAGCCACCCAGGCGGTGATCGACGGCACCGACAAGGAGCAGATTTCACAAGCGGCGCTCGTTCAGTCCAAAAAGCAGGTGTATGACGCGGCGCAACTGGCGATAGAACAGGCCGGGAAAGAGGGATCCGCCACGCTCAAGGTGGCCGAGGCGCAAGCCCAGACCGCCGCAGGGGAATTGCGCCTGGCCCAAGCCAAAGGCGATACCCAGAAAATTGCGGAAGCGGCGCTTGGCGTGGCGCAAAGGGAACTGGCCGTCGCTCAGGAACGGCGCGCGCAGCAGGCCCTGGAACAGCAAGCCTATCAACTGGCGAGCCAGCGCATTGCCGAGCTGACCGCGCACAAAGGAAAGCTGACCGAAGAAGATCAGAAGGAACTGGCGGCGCTCAAGGAAAAGTATCCACAGATTGCATCGCTGATCGCGCAACAGGCGGAAGAACTCCGCCAGACCGACCTCGACATCGAAAAGAAACGGCTGCTGGCCGAACACGCCCGCATCCTGGCCGGCCCCGTCGGCGAGTTGACCCGGCTCTATCAGGAACAAGCCAAGGAGCACCAGCGCGCCGCCGATGCCAGCGAGCGCTACCACGACGCGCAAGTCACCGAAGCCGAGGGCGCGCTCAAGCTGGCCGAAATCTCCGGCGATGAAGTCGCCCAGCTCAAGGCGGCGAACGCCGTCCGCGACGCCCGGATTGCCCAGGCGCAAAACATAGCGGCGATTCGGGCGCAGGAAGCGGCGGATACCGAGAAGGCCATTAGCGCCAAGGTCCTGGAAATGGCCGCCGATGGCGAATGGACGAAAACCGATCAGGAAGCCGAAGACCAGTTACGCGCGACGCTCGCCGCCAAGCAGGACGCTGCCGTCGCCGCGCAAAACCACGCCGATCAACTGCGCGCCGAGGCCAAAGCCAGCGAGGAAGCCGCCGCCGCGGCGAAGGAAAATGAAGAAGCCGACAAGAAGGAAGCGGAAGCCGCTGCCGAACGCAAGGCGATGGCCGACGCATATAACCAGGTGCTGGCCCAATGGCATCACCGATTAAAGGCACTCAGCCCGGCAGCGGCGGAGGCGTTTAATGCGCATATTATGGGGGCAAGGGCTGCCACCGAAGAGACCGATAGCCTGACCGCTGCCATTTCAAAAAACATGGATGAGATGGCGCGGGTGCCAGGCTCCGTCCTGGCGCAAGGCTTTATCGGCTGGGCATCTCAAGTCGGCGCGGCGGCGCTGGAAGTAGAGCAAGCGTTTCTGACTCAAAAACAGGGCGTAGAAAGCGCTATCGACTCCCTGAACCGCTTTGTCGAAGAAGGCGGTAACGTCGCGGAAATCCAGCGGATCATGACCGCGAACAGCGGCGATCTGGAGGCGAAATTCAACCTGCTGGATGATCAGGACCTGTCCAACCTGCGCAGCGCCATTGAAGCGGCCAATAACAAGCTCCGCGAAATGCAGCAGGAAACCGCAGACGCGCGCCAGGAACTGGGCGAACTGAACGCCGAGCTGCTGGAGGCGCAAGGCGCGGATCAGAAAGCGGCGCTGCTCCGCGAACAACTGGACTATCAGGAACGGCTGGCGCGGATTGAAAAACAGCGCGCCGAGGCCGAGGCCATGGGCAACCGGGAGCTGCTGGGGATTCTCAACGACCAGCAGGCGGTTCTTGAAAAAATCCACGCCACCAAGCTGGCGAACATTCAGGCCGATGCGGAGGCGAATGACTCAACGCGGCGCACCGCCACCACGCTGCGAGAATTGGCCGATTCGGCGGAACGTGCGCACACCGCCACCCGCAATCTGGCAAGCACCGACTTATCAGGACTGGTGAAAAGCGCGGAACAAGCCAAAGCCAACTTTGAAGCCATCCGAGGGTTGATGTAATGGCCGCCGACCTGGAAGAGGCAAAAAAACAGATAGGCCTGATTGCGGCCATGGAGCAATTGACCACGAACGCCCAGCGCTGGGCCTATCAACTCAAACTGGCCTACGAACAGACCCTCAAGAACGAGAAGGCGCTCCAGAAAGCCACAACCGCCGCCAAGAATACCGCCGCCGCAGTGAACAGAATCGCCGCCGCTGCGAAACAGGCCGCGCAGTACAGCGCCGGGCTTTCCAAGGGATTCAGTAGCGCGGGCGACGGCGGGCTGTTGCTGTCCAATTCCGCGCTGCAATCCGAATACTTCTTTGAGTACGCCAAAAAACTGGAACTCTCTACTGCAATCGTCGATAGCGATTTGCGGTCAATGGACAGCGTATTCAAGGGCATCAACACCCAAACTGTCGGCTTGGAAGAGGCGCTGGCGTTTTTGCAGCAGAAATTCAGAAACGCGGCGGATCGGCTCAATCAGGAAGATTTTACCCGCAATGGCGAATTTATGCGCCGATACAATGACGCCAAAGCCCTGTGGGAGCAGTTGAAAATCGACGCACCGGGCAGCGCGCAAGCAAGCCGGGCCTTTGAGGCCTTTTCCCAACTGGAGAAACAGCTCAAGGATAATCAGTCCGGGATCGTGCAGACCCTCAAAAACACGATTGAAACCTATGGCAAGGCGCAAGATTACCTGCGCAGTCTGTCGGACACCTATGACGACCCGGAACTGTACACCGGCGGCAACCTGGCCGCGCTGCTGAAAGAAGCCATCGACAAACTGGGCGGCGTCTCAGAAATGACCGCCGATGAACTGGAAGCGGTGCGCATCGCCAACTTCAACTTCAATCAAGCCTCCCAGACCGGCAAGACCTACAAGCTGGATTTGACGGTCGGCAACCAGACCCTGACCACGATTGCGGACCGGGACCCGCAGGAATTCATCGACGCCTTGATGGCGGCGCTCGAAGCCGCCCGCCGGAGTGCTGCCTGACATGCCTATCTTTGCTGATGATTTGCACCTGTACGCTTCCGAACGGATGACCGACCTGGACACCGGCGGGGGCCTGCCCTCCGGGAACCGCATCTTGGACGGAACCGACAACGCCGTGTTCCCGGATATCGCTTCGGGTGATCGGATTGCTGGGCGCACCTTCGCCCGCAAGTTGTTCGCCGCGGTTCCGACCGCCGATACCGATTCCCTGCTGGCGGCCCGAGTCTTTCTGTCGTCCCTGCCCGGCGACCCGGACGCGACCTACACGCTGCTGGACACCGGCGGGTATGCTGATCAACGCGCGGACCTGGTCGAACATCTGTACACCGCCGCCCAAAAAGACACCAACACGAACTTCCGCCTGTACGCGACCTATCACGCCGGCGATTCCTACCTGGTGCTGTACGCCTACTCGAATCAGACCGCGCCGATGAATGCCGACTGGTTTGCTGCGGTGGCGATTGGGGCGGTATTGTGTCTGGAAGACGGAGCAAACCGGCACTATCTGCGGATCACCGATCTGAGCCGATCCGCCGTAGATACCTATCGTGCATTGAATGTGACCTTCACCCCGCCGCTCACTGAGACGTTTCAGGGCGGCTTCAACAGCTCCATCGCCTACGTCACGCCCACCCAGATTTACACCACGCGCGCCACGTCGGTCCTGCCGGCCCTCTACGGGATCACGACCCTGGCCGTCGGCGCGGCGCTGGGGGATTATCGGCTGCGGGTGGCGGAGATTGAGGTGCCCATCGCCCCGACCTTGACCCAACTGTTTGACGGCAGCTTTGCCGGCAGCGCCGCGTCCCTGCCGGCGACGAAGGCGGTCACGGCGGTCAATGCGCGCCTGCAAACCACCACGCTGAATCCGATGCCGGATTTAGCCAGCATCACCGTGCGTTATCCGAGGGGCAGCGTGTCCGGCGCGACCTCGCCGGGACTGTTCACCGTCGCCGGAACGACGATTTCAGTGCTGCTGCCGGCCTCGCCCGTGCATAGCACCCAACAACTCCACGTGCCCGCCCTCAGCGTAACCACCGCCGAGAGCGCAGCAGTGCGCTTTGGCCGCCCGCTGTTGCCGGGCAGTGTGCAGGTCCGAGTCTATTTGGCAAGCAACAGCGAATACCACCTCGGGATCGATGACAGCGAGGGCGCGATCAGTGAGACGGAAATTACCGGGACCGTCAATTATGAAACCGGCGCTGTTGATCTGACCTTTGCCCATGCGGTGACTCTGGCGACGGCGGCGATCCGTGCCCGCGCCCCGGAAACCCGGATTCATTGGCCGGGGTACTCAGGGCAGTGGTTCTCCTATCAAGCGCTGCTCTCGAACATCGCGGCTCTGGATTCGTTTCAAATCAGTGTGCAGCGGGTCAGCGATAACGCGCTGTTGTCGGCAATCTCCGATCAAGCCGGGGTCATCAGCGGCACCGGTGGTATCAACGGCGCAGTCCAGTTGAATGGCTGGCTGTCGCTCTCGTTTCCTGATGCGGTTTACCTGGATACGCTTCGGGTCAGCTATACCGCGTTTGCCGAACTGACGCTCGTCCTCGGCAACGACTACGTGCCCCTCGCCAGCTACAGCGCCACCCTGCCCTTGACCGCGGGGGCGCTGGTTCCAGGCCGTTTTACGATTTCCGGGCGCACCTACCCCGAAGCCGTGGCGGGTTCCGCCACCGATGACGGCGAGGGGGCCATCAGCGGCGCAGGGATCAGTGGCACGATCAACTACAGCACCGGCGAGTTGAGCCTGACCTTTGCCGATGACTGGCTGCGGTCTTCGCTGCGGGTGGATTATCAGACCCTGACCGCCCTGGTCAATATCTTGTGGGAGACCGCCCCGCAAGCCGCTGGAACCGATTTTGTGGTTTCGTTGCCCGCCGCGCTGATGCCCGGATCGCTGACCGTGCAGGCCGCGACCGTGGCGGACGCTACGCTGCTGACCGGCGCGGATGACGGCGAGGGCGTGATCAGCGGCGCGGACCTGACCGGGACGGTGGATTATGCGTCCGGGCAAGTGACGCTGGAATTCACCGAGGCGGTCACTTCGTCTTCGCTGCAACTGCTGTATCGCTATACCGCGCCCACGGCGGTGACGCCCAGCCTGAGCGATTCCCTGGACTGGCTACGGATTCCCGCCAGCCGTGCGTTTCCGATCTTCCGTCCCGGCGATGGGGTGCGCTTGCAGCATCCGCTGGGGGAAGCCCTGCCCAACCCGGTCACGCCCAGCGCGGTGTATTCGCTGTCCCGGAGTGCGGTCAGCCAGATTTGGTTGGAGGATACCTCGGGGATTCGCCTGCCGACCGCGCTGTATCAAGTGGACCTGCTCGGCGGGCAAGTCACAATGGCCTCCAGCCTGGACGTGTCGATGTACACCCAGCCGCTGATCGCCTGGCATAGCGTGGATGAGGAAGCGGTGGTGATTACCGTCGATGCCAACAACCGGCAACTGACCCTGGATCATGGCCTGCGCCACGCCTTCCCGGCCCGCGCCACCCGCGTCTCCAGTCTGGTCCCGATGGGCGACCTGGCCGCGGCGCTCAGCGTGCCGTTCAGTCAGCAGGCGTGGACCTCGGTATGGGCCGATGCGCGGATCGGCAACCCGATCACCCCGCAATACAACAACGCCCTTTACCCGATAACCCTGACCAATCAGGGGGCGCTGACGGAACGCTGGCGGATTCAGTTCACCGGTACCACTACGGTCGATATTATCGGCGAAACAGTCGGGCAAATTGCCACCAGTCTTTCGACGACGAGCGACATCGCGCCCATCAACCCGCGCACCCGCGCTCCGTATTTCACGATCCCCAGCGCCGGCTGGGGGGGCGGCTGGGTGTCCGGGTATCTGCTGCGTTTCAACACCGTCGCCGCACAGAAGCCGTTTTGGGTGTTGAGTTGCGTCCAGCCGGGGGCATCGCCGCTGCCGGGGACGCCAGACCGATTTCACCTGACCTTTACCGGAGATGTCGATGCCTGACACGACCGTAAAATACTTTGACTCCACGATGACCGGTGCGCCGTCGCTGTCCGGCACGGCGGGCGCGCTCATCGGCGTGCTGGATGCCTGCCTGGTGAATGGCTTTGGCTCGGTGACGCTGGACAGTCTGGTGGTCAGCGGCAACGTCGCCACGGCCACGAAGAGCACCGGGCACGGCTTCACGATGACGGGCAATACGGGCCCGGTGCTGCGGATCGCCGGAGCGACGCCGAGCGGATTGAATGGCGATTGGCGCGTGACCGTCACCAGCGCGACGCAGTTCACCTTCGCAACGACCGGGATTAGCGATCAGACCGCCAGCGGTACGATCACGGCGAAACGCGCGCCAGCAGGCTTTAGCAAAGCGTTTACGGGCACGAATAAAGCCGCGTATCGGGCCGATGATCCCGCGAGTACGCGGTTGTATTTGCGGGTAGATGACACGGGGACGACGACCTACACCGGCACGCTGTATGAGACGATGAGCGATATCGATACCGGAACCGGGGCCGGGGCGACGCTCACAGGAACAAAATCCAGCGCCGCCAGTAGCGCGGCGCGCGGGTGGATGCTCGTCGCCGATTCGCAAGCGTTCTATCTGCTAAACACCAATGGCGGCAATACTAATGCCTATGATGTTTGCATGACCTTCGGTGATGTCATCAGCTATAAATCCGGGGATGCGTACCATGCCCGGTTGTTGGTGAGCACCACGAACACCAGCACTTCGATCATTCGGCTCAGCACGAATGCGTATTCCTATTTTGCGCGATCCTATTCGCAACTAGGAGCCAGCGTCGCGGCCTATCACTATTCACACAATATCACCACAAACACGCCTTACATGTGCGGAGCGGGTTCGGCGTATCCAAATCCTGTGGACAACAGCGCACACTTCTGGCCGGTGGAAATCTGGGAAGGCAGCACGGTCGCGCGGGGACTGGTGCCCGGCTTGTGGAATCCGATTCATGTTCAAGGCATTCCGACCGGTGTGCAGATTGAAAACATCCCGCAGTTGCCGGGCCGCACCTTGCTGATCTGTGCGATGGGCAGCAGTTACCGCTGTGCGTTTGACCTCACCGGGCCGTGGAGATAAGCGATGGCCGGGCGCGCGATGACGTTGACGTTACGGAGAGATCTCGAAGACGGAGGCCCCCTCTCGGTTATCGAACCGGTCACGCGGCTGAACGCCGTGCCGCCCCAGCCGCGCCGGGTTCGGCTCTGCGATCAGATCAGCGGGCGGGTGGTGCGGGAGGCGTGGTCAGACCCGGCGACCGGCCTCGTAACGTTTGCGAATGTGCGCGAAGGGCCGTGGCTGCTGTACGCGCTGGATCATACCGGAGAATTTGAAGCGGTGGCGATCAGCGACCGGGTGGCGACCGTCGACGGAGCGCGCCCATGATGGCGCTCAGTCCCGCCGTGCAGCAGGCACGGGCGACGGCGCTGGCGACGGCGCTGGAGGGGGGGACGCTGACGTTTTACACCGCGCCGCAGCCGGCCTCTGGAGCCGCCGTCACCACCCAAACCGCCTTGGCGGCCCATCCCTTGCCCGCCACCATCACCCCCGTGGACGCCGTGCTGAGCCTGTCCTTAGCGCCGGCCACCATCGCCAGTAACGGCACCGCCGTTTGGGGGCGCATCGTCGATTCAGTCGGGGCGTGGGTGATGGATGGAGACTGCGGCGGCCTCGCCAGCAGCGCCTTGTTTAAACTGCGCACGACCGACCTGATCCAGGACGGTACGCTGATTCCCTTGACGGTGCAGATCAGCGAGGGCTGAGCGCGCATGACGGCGGGCGTGCTGAACTTTGAGCTGGTACGCCCGGACTGGCTGAATTTCGGGCGCGCGTCCGTCTCCATCCCGGATAACGACTGGACGCTAGACGCGACGGCGCCGGCTCCGGGCGCGACGTTCACGTTCGAGTTCATCCCGCCCAATGCCTGGACGCTGGACGCGACCTTGCCGGCGCCCACCGCCACCTTCACGTTCAACGTCGTGCGGCGGTTGCGGCGGGCGTGGCGAGTGCGCCAGAGCAGCGCGGACCCCTGGGCGTACACCGCGCGGGTGCGGGCCTCGGCGGCGCAGCCGCAGGGGGGTGTGGCGGGATTGACCGCTCACGCGGGCCGTCCGGTACAGGAGATGCTGCGCGCGGAATCCCACGCGGGGCAACCGACCGAGAACCCCTTACGCCTGGGGCGCGCGGCGGGCCACCCGTTCGCTGCGCCCGCGCGGCTGGATCGCGCGGCGGGGCAACCGACCGGGACCGTCACTGCGTTGCGCGAGGCGGCAGGACAGCCGCTGATGCTGACTCTGGATACGCACCTCCACGCGGGGCAACCGCTGGGGATGCGGGGGCGCATGGTGCAGTCCAGCGGCCAGCCGACCCAGGGCGGGGTCACGGTGCGGGGCGGTACCGGAGGGGTCCGGCAGGCGCTTCTTGCCGTGGGGCGCGACCAGGCCCTCCTGCCGCCGCACGGTTGGCGACCGCCGCCCTATGCCCCTCCGCTTCCCGGTAAACGGGCCGGGCGTCTGGCGTTTCTCTGCCTGCGGCCCGGCGCATTGGATTTCGGCCATCCCTGTTTTGGAGCAGGCCACCTCTTGGTGGCTATCAAAAGGAGCTACCGCGTGCTCAATACCGCGTCCCTGATTCGGGTCAGCGACAGTGTTGATATTCCCGTCACCCAGTTATCCGTCAGCCTCGATTGGGATAGCTGGTGCTGGACGCTGAGCGCCAGCGTCCCGACCCGCGCGGCGGCGGCGCTGGTGCCCGCCTATCCGGGCAAAGTGCGGGCGACGATCAACGGCTTTGCGTGGGATTTCATCGTCGATGAGGTGAGCTGGAACCGGGCCTTTGCCACCTACAGCGCGACCCTTAAAGGGCGCAGTCCAGCGGCGATTTACGCCGAACCCTATGCCCTCGCCAAGAGTTACCAGGAAGCGGCGGCGAAAACCGCTGAGCAATTGGCGTTGCAAGAACTCGGGCCGGGCTGGGCGCTGGACTGGCAGTTGCCGATGTGGACGGTGCCCGGCGGGGTCTTTCAGTACGATAATCTGACGATCATCGAAACCTTGAACCGGATTGTCCGGTCAGCCGGCGGCTGGCTGTACGCGGACGAGGAGGCCAATGTGCTCCATGCCGTGCCGAAATGGCCGCAGAAGCCTTGGGCGTGGACCTTCCTGCCCGATGCCAGCCTGCCCAGCAGCTACGTGCTGAGCGAGGCGCAACGCCCGGTGGTCAGCTCGGTCTATGAGAGTCTCCTGATCAGTGGCGGCGTGGAGGGGCTGGCCGTCCTGGCGACTCGCGCCGGAACCGGAGGCGCGACCGTAGCCCCCCCGGTGGTGGATACGCTGATCACAGCGGTAGAGCCGGCCACCGCGCGCGCGGTCCAGGAGCTGGCCGACCTCTGGCCGATGAAACGCTACACGCTGACCTTGCCCTTGCAGGCGTCGCCCGAGGGCGCGGGATTACTCCTGCCGGGCACCACGTTTGATTTCATCGACGGCGCAGAAGACGGCTTCCGGGGCGTGGTCAGTGGCGTGTCGATCAGCGCCAGTTGGAATGACGTGAAGCAGACGCTGGAGATTCTTGCCCCATGAACCTGTGGACCGCGTTTCAGAAAGTCGTAGCGGTCGGCGGGCCGCAGCAGATCGGCGAAGTGGTGTCCGTTGAATCGACGTTCGGAGACCAACGCTGCACCGTGCGGCTGGTGCCGGGCCTCGCGACGGTCCAGGTGACCGGAACCGGGCGCGCGCTGGAAATCGGGCAGCGCTGGATCGTGCGGGACGGGCGGATTGTCGATGAGGGGCCACGCGGGGCGGTGGTGCTGGTGGAGATCTAGGGCCGTTGGGTTGGGCACTGGACCCTTGATTTGAGAATCAATCTATGTGTCCTTTGAGAATCAATCTATGTGTCCGTTTACAAACACCACCGCCATGTTGACGACGTTCAATGAAATCAACATGAAGCCGGTGATGGATTTGCGCAGTCGCTACAAGGACGAATTTGAGAAAAAACACGGCGTCCGGCTGGGTTTCATGGGCTTCTTCGCCAAGGCGGTGGTCGAGGCGCTCAAGCGCTTCCCGGCGGTCAACGCCTCGATCGACGGCAACGACATCGTCTACCACGGCTTCGCCGACGTCGGTGTTGCCGTGTCCAGCGACCGTG